ACTTGAGTTCTTAGATATCTTAACCTTAGTCGAGTCTTCAAACGTGATACCAATCTTGCCACTGCCAGTTCGTATATCATCAAGTTGTTCTACACCAAGTTTAGATTCAGTGACGAACTTATCTTTACCACGGTTAATTTCACCAATACCTTCATGTGTAGTTATATTACCGATACTCCCAAATACATTGAGAGAAAGTAATAAACTACTGCTGAGTAACAGTAACCGTATGCCCATCACCAGTAGTAGTTAAATCCAATACATTATTATTAGTACCACCAGTCTGCGTAATAGTGAAGCCACTCGTGCCACCAGTGTGGTTAAGTTTAAACACATTAGATGTCAACGTACCTGTTTGGTCAAGTGTTACAGTATTTGTACTACCAGTAATATCTAAATCAACTGATGAATTGGTTAAACCATCACTACCAGAATCTAAATCCATGTCAATTGTGTTTGTGCTTCCAGTTACATCAATTGCTAAATTCAATCCACCTGCATCAGTTACTAAACCAACATCAACAGTCAAGTCATTCGACGAACCATCTAATGTTATATTAGTATCTACGTCTTCACAATTACCAGCACCTGCTGTTGTACTTGATGTACATACATTTAACGCAATGTCATTTGATGAACCTGTAACAGCAATCACTGTATCGGAATCATCACCAGCAACAACACCAGTTAATGTATTCGTACTACCTGTTTGGTCTACGTTAAATGTCATCGTATCACCTTTCAAAGTGAAGTCTGTTACTGATGTACCGATAGTATTACCACCACCATCTTGTACAATAGTTGCACTTAACGTATCACCAGTTTGGTCGATGTATAACTTATTGTCAGCACCGTATGATATAAATGTCATCAAACTCATAACAAAGAATGCGATAAACTTATTCATCTTATTCTCCTCTTTTAAATTTCCATAAGTCTTTTTTATTTCCCTTATGGATTAAACTAACAATCGTTTTATCAATTGCCCTCTTTACTGCGAATGTTACTGGTTCGTTCTTTGTCGCACCAGATTCTAATTCTACAAGTTCTGTCCCCAAATCTACAAATCTAAATATGTTCCCATCAACAGACTTGCTATAAATTATATTCGATTCCGTTGATGATAATAATACTTCGCCAGTAGCAATTGAAGTCAACCTCAAAGATACTGTAACCATATCTTCTCTGTACTCAGTAACAGCACCGATTCCTAAGAACCTAGCACCTGAACCACCTGTGGTTATATTAGAATCATATCCTATAATACCACCATTAATCATCACACCTGCAAATACAAGTGTTGGTAATTTCTGAGAAGCATCACCTTCAACCGATTCCCTTCCATTCCTTATTAATTGTCGTTCTTTAATAAGAGAATCTAAACTCGTTCGTTCTAATACACTAAACCATTTACCATCACCAATCTCATTAAGTGACATTATTAGTAGTTCTAACCCACCTTGAGTTACTGCCGTGGATATATTAGCAAACTTCTCTCCAGGTTTTCTTTGTCCTGTCAAATCACTAAACTTATAAACAGCAACCATCATTGGCTCGCCATCAAGAACAGGTATTGTAGGTATAGTTGCTTGACTCATATCATTAAACTCAGGTCCATCTAGTGTGGCACAACCTGATAATGTACATACTAATAATATTGCTAATAGATATTCCATTAGAATGTAAAGGAATTAACTGGTAAAGTCATTTCAGTTGTAGTACCATCTTCATTTACGACTGTTAATACGATACTATCATCAGTCTTAATATAAGTGATGGTATTGCCTTCTACTGTTACTGTGCCAGTTGTTGATGAGGTTTCCCCAAACATCTGGTCTACCAATTGCTTTGATAAGTTAGCATAGATACGTGCTTCTACGTTAGCAAAGAACTTTTTAAGATTGCTTTTATTCGATAATGCTAATGCCTTTTCTGCTTCAGCACGTTTCCTATCAGCAAACATCTCTTTCTTCTTTAGTAGTTTCTCTTCAATGCTTAACCAATGTGCACCTGCGTTACCAGTAAACGATGGATTTGAAAACTCGTGCGTAAACGGACTTGCTATTACATTACTTAGACTTATTACGATTAGAGTCTTGATTAAATTGTGTATTACTTGACGCATACTTCTCCATTATATCTTTCAATTCACCGTCAATAGGAATACCATTCTTTTCGTGGTATTCTAATACCATTTGAAGTTTTGTATTCAAACGTATCATATCATTATCTAACATTCTAATTCTATCTACCAATCCAATTAAAGTCTTTTGAGCAGAACTTATAACTGGTTTAATTTCTGTAGTCACCCATTGCCATATATAAAATACAAAGTAACCAAGTCCCATTGCAGCAATGATTGGGAATCCGTATTGACTAATGCCATTCACTAAAGTATCAGTCACGTCGAGCATCCTCCTTTCCTTCATTGGCAGCAATTCTGTCAATGTTAGGTTTGACCTTTAATGCATAACTCATAAGAGCATCAATCTTTACTAAGTCGTTATTCATTGTCTGTACTCTATTATCTAAAGCACCGATGATATTTTTAAGTCCGTGCACACCACCAGTAACACCAGCAAGAATAAACTTAACTGTTAGAAATACGAAGTATCCTGCTGCACCAGCACCTGCTATTGGGAACCCAACTTCACTTACAATTGATAGAAAATCCATGCCTGAAACCATAGTTGTATATTTCAGTATTTATATAAATAAGTAGTTATGAGAGTATTCGACAAGATAGTAATTACATTCTTTGTGTGGTTTGCATTCGCACTAATATATTCACAAGTGGAAGCACTTGACGACTTCAATCTAGCAAAGTATGGAGGAGATGATACATCCGAAATTGGACGAACTAACTTCATTGTTAAACTTATATTATACAAATTCCCCGAAAGGTTAAACGAAGCATTTGAAAAAAATACTGGTGAGAAATTACCAGATGGTGCTGGTGTACGAGGGTTTGCTGTTGTTAATCCAGATGAAGATGTTTGCTTCGTTCATATCATTCCTGCTGAGATTTGGGATGATAGAGAGGCAATGACAATAATGGGACATGAGATATATCATTGTGCTATGGCAAACCATAAAAATGTTATCATTAATGGAACTGCTAAACTAGATATCATCAATGATACTAAAGGTGATGTAGAAGATTTATATGCTCAAGATAGAGAACTAGAGCTTGAATGGTTAAAACAAGATTATAATGATATGGGTATCGTCACTAACTAAAAGAAAGAATCTAGTGTTGCTACTCTTGACTCTCTAAACAAATCAATTGGTTCATCACTCTTACTGAAACACCATACGTTTTCGATATAAGACTTATTAAGATATTCCTTCAATTCTTCTGGAGTTGAATATAAATGCCTACCTTGTGGTCTTTGCATTATCCTCATGCCAAACTGTCCAATAAACTTATCCTTTAACGAATCAACTAATTCATCACACGAATAATACCTAACACCTTTGATTTTAGGATCCATTATGTTCACGATTAAGAATCCTTTATCAGATAATGATTCAAATGAGTGTTTAGCAACTGGCAGGTAGAAGTCATCCCTCCAATTATTATACTCATTAAACTTACTCCATGACTGGTCAGATTCTTTATCACCACCCTCGTTATATCTCTCAGTGCTAAAATATGGTGGACTGGTGAATGCACAATCTATATCGCTTATACTATCCCAAGGTAGATTCTCTGCACCGCAACGATATATTTTAATTGATTTTTTATCACCGACTAATTCAAAGTAGTCTTCAATATCAGCAGTGATAGTGTGGTCATTAGAGAGTATGTTTGAATACTCAACTGCCATTGTTTTATATATCTTAAAGGTATTTGGGTTTGGGTCACAACCAATATACTCTGTTGCTGATGACGCAAAGAACCCTGCTAGTCTATCTCCCCATCCCATACTTGTATCTAATACACGTTTAGCATCTGTCATCTCATATACAGACTTTGCTACTATTGGTTTGAATTGAGTTGCTATGTAAGAACCTAGTCTGAATGCCACGGCATATGAGTTGCTCGACAATTCCCCAGCAGTGCACTCACCATCATCGTTAAAATGTGTACCATTAACTCCTCGCCACAGAACTCCAAGCACACCCCAAATTTCCTTTGCTTCACCATTTTCCCACACTTCAATTGGACTCTTGTGTCCATATGATGGACAAGACCATCTAAGTTTCCTCATGAAATAATCAGATACCCTATTAAATGGTGCAGAAGGACAGTCAACCATACCTAATGCATTACTATGATAATCGTATTTGTAGTCATCATACTTCTCAAGAATATTACTATCAACTTCTGGTGATGATGGTGTTAAGTATTTCTCATACCTAGTAGTATTCAATTTGAGAAAGTTTTTAACCATTGCCCTTTTATTGATAATATTAAAAGGAAATGTAGATTGGTTAGAGGCAATGTATTCTGCGAGGGTTTCTCTACATTCTACTTTGCCCCATTTGTTTGTTATATATTTGAATTCCTTAGAGTTAAGGAACGGAACGTTATTTACTGTTCGTTGGTCATAATAATTATATAATTCAAAATCCATAAAGTATATTATACCCTATTTCATATCAATTGTAAAGTTATCTATAATAGTTTTTAAACCAAACTACTCTACCATCTCTCTTAATTACAACTGAGTTACAGTATTGAGCAGAACCACGTTGCTCCATCTGTAATGTCTTAACATAACAACTCTTAACACTATCACATACCACCGTGCCACTTTGTACAGATGAATCTACGTCCATTGTAATATAATCTGCCTTAGCAGAGTTAGATAGTAATAATAACCCTATCCATAATACAATCGCTATACCAGCACCTACTAATTTTCCTATTTTTGTTTCCATAATTTACTCCATACTTTTTGACAGAAATAGTTTCTATCTTGCTGTGTTATATAGAAGGCAAAGAATAGTATTGCCCCCATTAAAAATGACTCAAACATTAGATACAACCAGTTGGTTTCGGAAGTCCAGCAAACCTACAACCTTGCTTTCCTGGTCCATATGGAAATAACTCATAAAGGTATTTTGAATTGCCTTTATCCTTTCCCATAGTCTTTTTAATTTGCTTAGTCAATACTCTAACTGCTGGCGCTACTTGATATTCTTCATAGTAGTCACGTAGGAAGTTTAATACTTCCCAATGTTCTTCTGTTAATTCAATCTCATCTGACTTTGCCATTTCAATAGCGATTTCTTTATTCCATTCTTTAAGATCTACTAAGAAACCTTCTTCATCTACTTCTACACCTAATATCTGTGCCATACTCGTACTCCTATTTTGTGTCTAAATTTTTTAAATGAGTCGCAACCCATCTATATGCTCTTGGTGTTGGACAATTCATTTTCCACATTGTGAATGCCATCGTTGCTTGTTCTTTAATATTCATTATACTCTCTCTATTGTGAAGAGATACTTTCCAGCAACTTCTTCGGTTGAAATTAATTTATTACCTGTTTGATTACAAAATGCTTCTAAATCCTTTACTGACCCTGCATCTGTTGAAATAACTTCTAAGATTTGACCAGACTCCATTTTATTTAATGCTTTCTTAGTCTTTAATATTGGTAGTGGACAATTTAATCCACTTGCGTCTAACGTTTGATCTGCCATAAATTACTCCTTATTGATTATACCCAAAAAGGAGTCCCGAAGGACTCCTCAAATTAAGATATTATTATATCCTTATTTAGTAGTATCTACTGCTGGGAAGTTGTTATTACCTACCGTGTAGTATGAACGCTTTGAATAGTCATCATTACTAAACTCATCATCCATCTCTGTTACAAAGTTAGTAAACTCTTGCGAGTACCAACGTGGATCCCAGAAATCATAACTGTTATATGCAAAGATACCATTATCTTCTTGGTAACCATTCGAGTGATTACTATTCCAAGGTGTGTCCCAAGAATTGTTATTCCAGAATGCGTTTGCTGAACCGATTGTTAAAAGCACTGTTAATGCTGCGATTAAATTTTTCATTTAATTCTCCTAAATTTTACCAACTTAAAGAGGGTTGGTTTGCCTCACTTACTTCTATTTATACATTATAGATTTCTAATATTAGACTTTTCTAATGTATAGTTATATTATACTACGAAAGTGGGAAAAAGTAAAGTTTTTTAGGATTTAATATCTATCTGTTCTTGATAGTATTGGTGGATAGTGTCGATACAGTCCATAATATGATTATCACGTTTCTCTACGAACACTTGAGATGTACCATCAGCAACTGCTACGATGATAACGATTTGGTCAATGGGTGTTTTGGTTCTTTCTTCAAACATAACGCAGTATGCAGATGCTTGTTGAAAATAGGATCCAATCCATTCTTTCTTCTTAGGTTTTCCAGATGTCTTGTAATCAATAACGGAGAGCCGACCATCGTATTCGGCAATGCAGTCCACTCTACCAGCAACACCAAGATAACTAGACCACAAAGGTATTTCTTGCGCATAAACTTCTCCAATGTGTTCATCTAAGATAGGTTTGATAGAATTGAACATTGCCTTTTCATTAGGCATAAACTTACCGATGTCTAATTCATTATTAACATACTGCTCACACATCAAGTGAACGTTAGTGCCTTGTCTGGCTGCACGAGTAGAAACTTTATTTGCTTCTGCTTCACCGACCCTCGCCCTCCATTCAGCAATACCCTTTCTAGATAATATACTTAATACAGTTGTTATTGAGGGATAGTTACCTTTCGGTGTTATGTAATGACGTTTGCCATTAATCTGTTTAGTTTCTACCTCATCAAATTTAAAGTCTGTGTGTTGAAACATTACATATCACCCATATTATAATTACTTTTCTTATCAAGACCGTGCTTCTTTAAAATAGATTGCTTCTTTGCTTCTTTAACACTTCGACCACCAACCTTATCTGCAAGAGCAGATTGAGGATGTGCTTCAGCAATCCTTGAAAGGTTTTCTTTCCAACCATCATCAAGTTTTCCTTCTAACCCAGAACCAGATATGAATCCAGGCATCTTACTAAAGTGCGACTGAACATCTGGGTTGTCTATTAAGTATTGTTCCTTTTCTTCCCACGTCTGTGTGAGTGAATAGACTTCGTTTGTAGTGGTGTTCTTATATTCGTAAAGCATATTATGGTAGTGTTATGTCTATGTTTGTTACGATAGAGATTCTGAGATCGTCTGATTGCTGCATCGGGACTCTGTGCTCTAATGCTGCTGGGAAAATTATCATATCATTTTCCTCAACATTTGGCGACCATTCACATGCCATATAGCTAGTAGTTAAATCCTTACTCATAATATCTTGTTCTTGTGGATTGATACTGTCTGAATATTTATGATAGTGTCCAGGGTTCTCGAACTTAACAGGTATATGTTCCTGCTCATTAAACTTCAAATAATGTACGCATGAAAAAGATGACGGTAGGTGGGAGTGGGGTCGCATGCTCTGTCCAGTTTTACTCGCTGTGTAATTTGCGATATTAAATTCATAAAAAAATCTGCCAAGACTACCATATGTGTTATTAAAGAAATCGCCAAGGATTGTGTTATATATTAGGGTGAGTCGGGTAAAATCGATTGTTATAAAATCGTCATTACCTCTAGATCCAAATCCATGGTGCCAATCGGCGTCATTATAAGGAAACTGACTTCTTGTTGGACTTCTCTTATAATTTTCTGTTATATCATCAACAATTTTATCTTTATCAAATGATCTCGGGTCAACTTTAACCTTATACACAGGAAACCCGAATAATGTTTCTTTCTCAAACATAATAATCTCCTATTCTGGTGGTGTTCTTATATTCGTAAAGCATACGTCTATTTAGTTCCGTTGTTTAACTCAGAGGAATCCTTCGTATCCTCAGGCACACGTTTATACTCTATATCGGCAACAAGTTCTTTTAATCTTCTCTCATGCCTGCAGGGGTATAATAGGTTGATGAAAACGACTATTGCCATTATCACCATCCATATGTATGGGATGTATTCTTCTTTAATTAGTTCTGACATTTATTCACTTCCTTTACGTTATGAGAATCAACATCCCACATATAAACAACCAATCCAAAATATCCTAGAATAACCATACCGAATACATATTCACCCATACTTACCATCCTTTAAATTTTACTTCTTTAATTTTATATTTAGACAAATAATTTAACCCATCTAAGAACTTCTTTTCATTTTCTACTGATTTTTCACTTCCGTGAATATAATGAAAACTTTTAAACCCACTTATCCACTCTAATGAGAATTTATACTTTTGCATTACCTTTATCTTTTTGTAAGTGCGTTAGTATCTTATCGAGTAATACACTTATTTGAGACATTTCACTCTTTATCTCTTTATGTTCTTGTTTTATCGCTTTATCTAAATCTACGTTGTTCATTATCTATTCTCCAGTGATGATATTATAAACTTCTTTCCAATTCTTAGCAGTCTTAATGTTCACGTTAAGGTAATCCTTATTATGATCATGCTCCATCAGAATTCCTTCAAGTCCAAGATCTACACCAACCTCAGCATTCTCAGGTTTATCTTCAATCCAGTAACAGCCAGACCCACGATACTTCTTCAATGCATCATTCTTATCAGCACCAGTATCCAAAATAGTGAACTCCTCAAACACCGTGTCACCAAATACGTTCTTAAGGTTTTGGATTCTTAGGTTCTGAGCATTCTTATTGTTAGACTGAGAGGTAACAACGTGGAACACATAACCGTGTTCTTCGTGTAGTTTCCTTACATACTTAATAGCATCTTTGAACGGTGTTAAGAAGGCAATATCCGCACTCTCATTAAACGCACGAACACATTGCTTGGCATATGCCTTATCAATATCAAAGTGAACGTGGACCTGATACTCTTCAGGATTAACTGGGTTATCACCCTTACTTTTCATATATTCAGTAAAAGAATGCAACCAATCTAACAGCACTCCATCTACATCAGTAATAATTACTTTTTCATTCATTCATTTCTTCCCAAATCTTTATTAAAATATCGTCAGTCACCTTATCTATTTTACTCCACTTTATCACAGAAGTCAAACCCTTCGCTGATTGAATTTCCCTAAACACCTCACTACGAACTTGAGTGGGGAATGCTAAGATTATCTCCTTAATAGTTTTGACATCTTTAGCAGTTAGGATAAACTTCTTATCATCGTCAGTAGTAACTGAACTAACCTTTCTTAATTTCTTTGCTTTAATCACACCCTCTAATGTTTGAGAGTCTTCAATCTTTCCGAACTGAGTCCACATCGGCATACCTTTAAACGATGGACCATAGTCTAAACTATCAGATGGACCACCATCATAAAAATCATCACTTACTGTATAATTCATTGGTCACCTACCGTAAGAGCAACTGTACCAACAACGATACCAAATACAAATAATAATGACATCAAATCACCACCAGATAAACTCACAATCTTAGCAGCACCAGCAGTAACCAAAACGACACCACCAACAACCCTAATCATTTTTCTAAATAATTCACTCATTATAACTCCTCCTCAATTAACCATTCAACAGTAGTGCCAGTATCTTTCTCTCGAATCAATTCGCCTTCCCAAACCTTATCCTCATCGATTCGACGATTATTGTCAAGGAATGCGCCGACATCACCAGCATACAATTCTTCAATTTGATTAACATCTTCATCAGTCAATTTAGTATCAACATCATACCATTCAACAGAACTCTTATACTCAACTCTAACCAATTTATAACTCATTATTTCCTCCTCTATTCACAAACCATTCACCAATTGCAGCAGGGTTTCGATTCTTTCTAAACTCCATTACAAAGTCAGACATCTGAGTCAATATCATATCATCATCTTTCTCAACATCGACTCCACCAATAACATCATTGCGGATAAAGTATTTCGCCTCACCACGTGTAACGACTTCATATAAAAACTCACCAACCTTAACCACGGAGAGCAATTTCTTCTTTAAGTAACTGGTCAGGACCATCATAACCTTTCTTTAACCAAGCAGTTAAGAATTCTTTATTTTTAGCATCAATAGTCTTATCTGCTTTAACTCTTTTAATTTCTTTATTAATTATTTTCTTGTTCATAACATACTCCTTTATTAATCAACCTTATACCACCTATTATACCCTAAACTGCAGGAATAGGTGGCTAATTACCCACGTTTATAAAAGGGTCATAATACACCAAAATGCTTTCTTAGTGTTTTCCAAGCATTAGCATCTTCTTCAGACATAATTTGTATGAACTCTAGATCGTCAATTTCAGAATACTTAACAACCATATCCTTTTCAAAATCAACTGTACCATCTTCATTAATAGGATGAAGACCCTGAGCATCAGCAAATGAACCGACACTCTCTAAATATGTATTGAACTCATCTGGATTTTTTAATTTATATTTCATATATTCTCCTCTTAGTTGTTTCTATAAATTGGGATAGGTATTCCACCATCATTACAAGTTGACTCATCTTCTTCTGCTTCTTTTTCTTCTTTAGCATAAACAAGTTCTTCAACACTACAAACAAATCGGTCACGTTCAAGTTCTTCAGAAGAACCATCCTCAACCTCTTCCATCATCATTGAAAATAAATCAACAATCTCACCACCCAATTCTGGGTTCTTTTTAATAATATCTAAACTAAATTTTCTTAAATCATCCACAACATACTCCTTTATTAATCAACCTTATACCACCTATTATACCCTAAACTGCAGGAATAGGTGGCTAATTTCATAAATAAACCCACCTTTATAATAGGGTTATAGAATATCAGCAGACGATTTATCAAGTCTTATCTCAATGAAGATTGGTAGGAATAACGATTTAGTGTTACAGTTCTTATCTTGGATAATCTCATTATACTTAACGGTGATGATTTTACCTACAATATCTTCAGGTAACATCTTCCTATCTTCATCATTGAATCCAGAACCGACATTAACTTCAACACCACCATCAGCAGACACAACCGTTACACTTCCCATTAATCCTTTAATTCTACCCGTACCTTCATTCCAAGCAGTAACTAATAGGTCTGCTTCAAGTTCTACTTTCATTTTAACTTGACCTTTAGAACGTTTATCTTCCCAGATAGAATTCATATTCTTAACGATAACACCTTCTTCACCTTGTGCTAATGACTCTTTAAATAGAATCTGTACCTCTGGCATATCTTCAGCATTATAATTATCAACTATCCTTACCTTATCGTCAAGTTCAATTAATGCTAACGATGCAAACCTTTCTGAATATGGTGTATCAGATTTACCTGCTTTGAAATCGTCTAGAGGTATAATATCCCAAGCAGTCATTCTTACGAACTCAGTCTGTTCTTTTGTTATAGTACCTTTAACTGCTTTATTGAGAATACCATTACCAGTCTTACGGTCTAAGGTATTACCATCTTCATCAAGCACGATTAACTCACCATCGATAACTGCGTTAGATATATTAGATACGTTATCAAACCATCCGTGTAACTCAATGTGCTTACCGTTACGACTACGAACACTAACGTTACCATCATTGTCAAAGATTATGTTTGCACGCATACCGTCCATTTTAGTCTGGGCATAGGCAGGGAATTGGATATGTTTGAAGTTCTTTTCATTCATCGCACCTGCTAACATACAAGGATACTTCTCGATGAAGTCCTTACCATATACTTTATTAGCAGTTGATGTATGAATACCACACTTTAAGTCTTTTCCGATTACTCGTTCAATAACCTCAGCATCATTAGGACTTACAGATCGTAGGACTAGTCTTAAATGCGAGATGGCATCATTACCAGTAACAGATCTAGATGACAGTTGTTTTAATTCGGTTAATGCCCATTCAAGACTTTCGAACTCACGAAATTTAACCGTGATGTAATCAGGGATCTTCCTGATATAGTATTGAGTATATGGGTCGAGGGATGCTTTGACGACTTTCCTAAGAAGTTCGTCATCCTTGTTTCTTTCTAGAACATCTATTTTAAATAAACGTCCATTATCACTTGCACATTCTTCTAATATTTCACTAACACTCATAACACATTTCCTTTTTTATCGTCTATACTAAGTATTATACCCTAGTTTGACTCAAAAGTCAAGCGTTATTTTAGAAGTAGTGGAAAGACATAGTCATACGGAATACATCATCAGTGCAAGAGGTGTCAATGAATGGTTCTTTAACGTTAAAGAATACTGCACGGTTATCTTTAGAGTATATTTTAGAACCATCACTCAGTTTAGTATATCCGTCATTAGCATTGACAAAGAACATCATACACTTATGTTCGAATGCGAAACTTTGAGTTGGTGCGAATTCTACAACTTTGTCACTCTTTGAGAATAGGTTTGCCCTTATCTGAACGAATGATGCAGGGTTCATTTTGCTTATGAATTGTCCTAACTTGTTGTGATACTTACTACAAAACCCATAGTTGTTATAGAACATATGGGTGAAGTAATGTAAGTCATCACGGTTTGTGTCGTGGTTATGATACCAGTCAAACTCACCGTTGAGTAAAAGTTTTACTAACTGATGATAATCATTTAATTCTAAAAAATCATCAACAATTCTATAATCACCAGTTACCTTTTTTTGTAGAATTGCGTCAGGATTAACAGTTCTTTCATCACTCATCTTCTTCGTTTATGACTTCGAGGATTCCTTTATCTATCATATCATCTACGACAAAATTCATTCCATATTCTCTACCACGTGAATAACCTACTGCATATGAAATGGTTGTTGATAATGCTACAAATATTAAAAATATTACAATCCAAAGTTCTATCATTTACGACTCCTTGATGAATGTTCCTTCTGGTGTTAGATAACCTTTACGGTCTTTAATCTCATCATATGCTTGGTTAATACACTCATCCATTTCAATTCCATAGGTTAAGCATACTCCACGAAGTGTTACATAGATATCACCAACGGCATCCATAACATCGTGAACGTTATTCCTATTTAGTGCGTCGAACATCTCAGTGACTTCTTCCAGAGTCTTAATTGCTTGACTCATTGCTTTACCGTTCTCAGTAATCCCTCTATCATCAAACCACTTATCAATATGTATATCTTTATTACTCATTCAATTCTCCAATTTATTTAAAAAGTCTGATGTTTTCATTGCTCTTACGTTTCCTGCTCTCACACTCTTACACGTTTCAATCTTCTCATCAGGTACAACGAATATGACTGATGTTCCTAGGTTCTTACTCGCATACCATTCAAAGTATTTCAATCTAAAATAGTTGTCTTCTTCACGTGCATGAGTTTCAGGTCCATAGTTCTTACTATCTTTATAGACATTATCTACAGAGTCTTCACCCGCAAGTATAAAGTCGAACCCAAGCAAGTATAATAGGTTGTGCTTATGTTTAATAGCATAGTCCATAGCAATCATTCCAGCATTGTTACGTCTGCGGTTGGGATTATATTCAGCACTTTCCCAACGTTCTTCTTCAGCAGGGATGATTAAGTTTCCATTATCAACTTGTTCTTTATGTAACTCATTAATCATTCCATTATCAATTGCAACTAGATAATCCCATTTGTCGAAATCTCTATACAATGCATTACAACCATATAGTGGTGCTTTACCTACTAACTTATGTAAGTCAATATCATTACGACTTGGTCCATTGCCAATGATGATTGCTGGATTAATTATACTCATTAAATCAGTTATGTATCCAACTCGTCATAATATATTTCTCTCCAGTTAATGGAGGGTTTCCTCTATGAGTATGGGTGTAATTGCAAGGAAATATTGCTAACGTGCCTTTCTTCGATTTCACTCTCATATTTTTATATAAGAATTCCGTTTCACCACCTTCAAAGTCGTCATTCAAATAGATTATCCAAGTCAACACCCTAGATGCGACATAACCTGAATTATTCTCGTAATGCCATACGTGGTATCCACCTCCAGGCAAAGTCTTTTGCACTTTATATGCATATAAGTGATAACTTAATCCATGATCAATCAACGAAGAATAATGGTCTGTATATTCCTTGAACGCATTGTTCCAAAAATTTTCAATAAAAGATTTATTTCGTTCGTCAAGTTTATCGTTTCCTGTACAATCAGCAAGATTTATTCCCATCGAATCATCTTTTTTTATTGTCCCAGGACTGTTCTCTGAGTCTTGCCTATTAAAAACAAACCCATTCTTTTCTTTATTCTTAAACAACTCAATGAAGTAATCACACTCATCGTCTGATAAGAAGTGATCGAAAATACCTACATCATTAATTAATTCCATATTAGTCCTTTAACCTTTATCCATATTAAACGTTTATCTTGCTTTCACCAGTCTTTAGAAATGTTTGGGAATGCTTCTGCTACTAACTTACGTGTTAATCCATTGAATGGCAGTTTACCTTCTTTCATTCCGATTAATACTTTAGCATCACGTGGGTCTACTGACTCAAGCATATCAATAAAGATTTGCTCACGTCTTGTTTGCTTTAGGTTTCTTTGAGTTTCTGAGTTACCCTCAACGAATAAGTATATCCGTCTCAACTCAGCAGCCAGTCCTGCTTCTTGGTCTGCAGCATCTGGTAATGGAGTATATGGGGGAATTCCTTCAGGTAACAACCACTTGATACGTGGGTCATACGTATAACCCAGAATAGTCTTTAACGAAGCACTACTATAATGATGAAGTACTGCTATCTTTTCTGCTTTCTTCTTAGCATTGTGGACCTCTTTAAAAATCTCATAAAATGTTTTATTCATTCAAAACTCTCCAATCACATCCATCAAGTTCTTTAATTTGTTCTTGATGAAATAGTTCAATAGTCCTCTACGTTCAGGGACTTTATAATTCTCAAACTGGTTGATAATCTCAGAAGATATCTTATTAGGAATCATTTCTAAATCAACCAATTGCTCATTCCTTTTGAAATTGCGCATCATATTATCATCACAAAACTCAGCAGGTTCTTGTTTCAACCAAACTTCAACTTTCTTCTTAGCAATAGCAGTCTGCCTAGTCTTACTAATAATAGCACTATCATCAGATAAGAAGTTAGGAATACCATCACCTCTATCGCCTCTAATGATATGCTCCATTAGGAAGTCCTTAGGATTATCAATACGCAACCACTTCTTAGTAATAGGACTATATTGATCAACGTTAGCAAACTTCTGCAACTGACCAAAGTCTTTATCACTTGATAAGATTAAGTTTCTTTCAGTAGAATCATTATTTAGTACAGTTCCAAAATGCTTTGAAAGGACTCCAATAACGTCATCTGCTTCTGCTTTCTCTACTCCAATAACCTTGTAAGGAAATACGGTAGCAATCTCATCACGAATCTTATTGAGCACACCATATACTTGACTCCAATCAACTGGACTCTTATCACGACTTTCCTTACGATGTGCCTTATAGTACGGAAAGATATCTCTACGCCAATAACTTCTATCATCAACACAGATAACTAACTCACCATACTTCTTACCATATGAGTTCTTAAACATTCTCAGACTATTTAAAATCATATGACGCATCATACCTTCATCTACAGTTGTTTGTGTCTTGCCTAGATGTACCATTGTGTTTGAAATCATTACCTGACTAAAGTCGACGAAAATCAAATCTTACCTCGATTTACATCATCCATTTCTTTAGTCCAAACGCCACCGATATCTGGATATACAACACCAATGTTTCGTTTAACAAACCCATCTGCATCATATGCCATAGCAGTACAAACTTGAGTTACCTTATGTTGTTCTTCAGCACCAGACCGTAATGCGACATAATCACCATTCTCTAGATAATATTGTAACTGACGAATATAACCTTGAATGTTATTCATCCTAGACAATGCTTTATTATCACCCTTACGATGATTATAACGTTCAGTCTTTAATAACTCACGTTGATGTTTAATCCAACCTTTAACACTCTTCATTGAGAGTTGGTCAGAATCATCAAGTGCTAACACGTTCGGATGAATATTTTTATATTGTGGTGGATTCTTTAAGGCACGTGCCTTTGCTAATCTATCACCTGCTTCTTGCTTTTGTTCTTCAGTCATTTTCCTACCCACCTTTTGACTCCTTTATAATTGCACCTAATTGACGATATAACTTGTTGTACTTAAATTCCCAACTCTCAGCAACTTTACGTTCTTCTTCATAAAGAACCTTGTAGTCTGTCCTTTTGAATGTTGTTTTAATCTTCTCTTTTAAATTTGCCCAACTGCTCATAGTTTCTCCTTCAAGTTATATTATACTCTTAATTGTGATGAAAGTAAAGTTTACCGTTTAATATTTTTCAACATATCAGTCCACTCTGCTGCACGTAGATCCCAATTATAGAAATTATCTACCCAGTTTTTCTGGAACATTAACTTCTTTTGTAGATTTGGATCGCGATGTTCAATGACTGATTGATATAGTTGATTGGCAAATACGTTTGCGTGTTCATTCATATCTTCATTGAATTGATACATACGAGCAAAGTTACCAGTAGTTTCTGGAAGTGCTGCGAAGTTAGGACATACTACTTCACAACCTGCACTCATTGCTTCAATAGCAGAGATACAACTTGTTTCTGGCCATACACTAGGGTATGCATAGATATGTGCTTCTTGTAATGCACTACGAACAACGTCATTAGATTGATAACCGTGATACGTCATTTGTGGGTGTTGTCTAATTTCCTCAAACATTTCTTCATAAGGTTTATCTCGTTCTTTCCAACCATATGCTTCGAACGATGAGAACACATCTAGATGAATTTTATCACCGAATTCTTTAGCAATTGCATTAACTGCAGCAACAACAAGATTCAATCCACGATGCGGAGTAGTGTGATAGATGATACGAATAACATCCTTATCCTTTTCTTTATACTCGATTGGGTCAATAGCATTTCTTAATACAGTAGCATTAGCATACGGAACACCCAATGCTAAGTTATACGTTGCTAGTTGATAGTTTGATACGAATACAAGTTTAGCAAACCTATCTCTGCTCTCTTGTTCTTTAAGGTGTTGTACTTCCGGATCGTCCCAAGTATCGTGTAACCATAACACGTTAGGTTTATCCTTATCAAGAACACTCACTCTAGACTTAATAATAAAGAACTCATCAAGTAAATCATTATCTACTCTTTCGTATAGTGCTTTATTCATTAACTCAGTACCACCCATAGCACCATCATACGTGCCGTCTTTAGATGGACCAAGTTCTACTGTTTCAGTATCGTTTACAATATTTAATGACATTATTTTTCCTTTATAATTGTTGTAATGCTTCTTTATGGGTTATCGCATTATTTATTTTGAATTTATCAAATATATTTTCCATTTCCTCTAATGACGGGGATATATTTTCGTATCCAAGGTTGCTGCCAGTACCCATTAAACCTAAACCCTCTGCAATTGCCATATAACTTTCACAATTCCATATTCCGCCATCTTCTTTAGTATTGATGTTTATAGTCTTAAAGTCGTTATTTGATAGTAATTCCAATTTAGAACTTAATTTCTTTGGAATTGGGTGCTTATCTCTGAATTCCTTCCAGAATTTAGAATCTTGCCTTTTTGTTAAGTAGTGCATATATATGAATTCCTTTACTGCTTCATACTCATCGGACATTCTTTTGTTGAATGATTTAATATTGGATGTTTGTTCCTTCGAATTCATATTATTAACATAATTTAATAAGTATGATAAGGTGTCTGTCGTCATCGCAATCGAAGTTGATTCTAATGGTTCAATGAAATTCGAAGACAACCCTAAACCAATACAATTTTTAACCCAAATATTCTCATACCTCCCAGCATCAAAGTGTATGGTCTTATTAACTGCTATCTTCTTCCCGAGAAATTCTTCAACTTCTTGTTGTGCTTCTTCTGGGGTAATATAATCTGAGTCGAAAACATAACCTGCTCCGATTCTATCTTGTAATGGTGTGTTCCACATCCAACCGTTCTTCATTGCGATTGCTGAGGTGTATGGTTTTATATCGTATTCATTTTCTAAGAAAAATGGGATGGCACATTTCATAGGTAAATACTCTTTGTATGAAACCCACTTTTCATTATAAACCCCACCAAGAATTAATCTCGCCATACCACTACAATCAAATACGAAATCAGTGTCGACAGTTTCTTCTTCTAAAAAAATTTGATTGATATAACCATTTTCGTCTTGAGAAACACCTTCGAAATTGCCGTCAACAAATTTAATACCTCTACTTTCAGCAACTTCTTTTAAATACTTTGAAACGTTATTGGTATTAAAATGGAACGCATATGTCACATTATTTAAATCTACTTTATTTTCGTATGAAATTCTGGGGGAATAGAAATAATCTTTAAACTTGATACCCTTATTGATTAATTGTTTTTGATAATAAGGAACACCACAATCGTGTGTGAATATTGGAAGGATGTTGGCATTTGATATCACTTCGCCCAAATCCCCAGAATATGAAAAATCGTGCAGAAATCTATCCCCATCACCGTTCCAATTTTCAAAACTTATTCCGTTTTTGATTGTTCCTTTAACAGACTTCAACATATGCAATGGGTCTATATCAATCATTCTCAGAAACCCTGGGAAGGATGGTATTGTTGCTTCACCAACACCAATAATACCTTTCTTGCTATTCTCAATAACAGTAACATTCGAATCAACTAAAAACTTTTGTGCCCATAAGGCAGACAACATTCCTGCCGTGCCTGCTCCGAGTACAGTTACATTCTTAATCAACTAAACATCTCCTGCTTCAATAGCATCTAGGTCTGGTCGACTCTGAAGAGTACGTTTTCTATGACTACTAGTACCCACGCCACTAATAAACTCGGTTGCGTGAGGAACTTCTTCTTTTCTTGCTCTTCTAATTTTACTTGTTGAAGATAACTCGCTGTTATCTGGAGCAACACCTTCAAACTGTCCAATACATTCAGAACATAATTTGTGTGGCAAATCACCGTGCTTCAATTGGTCTTGAAGATCGCAATCCTTACCATCGCAAAATTCATAACAGTTTCTTTCTTCGTTGAACTTGTAGTTTTTATTCATAATTATTCCTCGTTTAACTTATATTATACCCGTATTTAGACAAGAAGTAAAGTTTTAAACTGTATATCCTTGCTCTCTTAACCGTTTCTTCCACGGACCACCTTTCTTTTGTTCAGAGTATTGTTTGAATACCCAACCAGCAGTTTCCCTATCATTGATTAAAGAAAGTGCTTCAATAATCTTTAATACTTGTGCTTCTTTTAAACTATTAATATTCATAACGTTTTAATCCCTAGTGCATAATTTTCTGCAGCATCCTCAACATAATTCAATGCCTTGCCAGGAAACTGTTCTGTGTTAAAGATATTACCTCTTTCATCGAAGTATATTATGTAATGTTCTTTTGTCTCTGGGTTTTGTCTAACTTGGGCAAACGTACCGTCTGCTTTATAGTATTCTGATATTTCCATATTCACCTTATTATGTCAATGTTACAATCATTAGACCAAATCTCTATATCATTTCTGATTCGGTCTTGCTCTTTTAGTTTATCATATCTCTTAGTTGCTTTCTTTTTCCACCAAGATATAATATTACCTAATTCAAATTTGTCATAACTATCCGACTTCTTAATCTCAGTCGCACCGTTTACAACATCAACATAGTTCTCTATGCCATAGTTCGATACATAATACCGTTTCTGTTCTATTAAGTTCTTTGACTTCTCGATAACCTTATTGAATTCTTTTGTTTCTTCTTTATCAAGTTGTTTCTTAATAGCACCAAGTATGGTATAAGTTGCTTTCATCTTCGGACTTGATTGGTCCCAATCTATTTTATGCCCTGATATTTTCAACAACTCATCAAATGCATCACCTATAATCGTAGGCATAAAATTACTCTCAGTCAAACCCTTATTCTTTAGAAACGGTTTCATTCCATCATACTGACTTGACGATTTGCTGTTACCATATAGAGATGTCGTTTCAAACATTACTATATTAGATCCATACTTATCATCAATCATTTTCCTTACAGTATGAGAACAGCATATACCTGCTAACAACTTACCACCTAGATAATTAAACCCAAACGGTTGAGCAGGAACTACAACGAATCCCATAACAACACTCTTATTGAATGGATCTAAGTCAGGCACTTTACCTAATAACGTATTCCTTGGTTTACAATTAATAACGGGTGAACCCAATCGAATAAACCCTACAAACTTATTAGTGTTTGTTTCCTTAATCGCTAACTTGATTTGCTTTCCTGGAATAGATGTCATATTAGTATGACTTGAGATGATGTTGATATAGTTATCCCATACATTAGTTCTTAATTGAACAATCTCAAAATCCATATCATTAGGTGAGATTGAGAAGTCCGTAAACAAATCATTTTCAATTCCCATTCCTGGCAGTGACGCAGGCATTAAATCTACCTTTGCTAACTTCTGCCTTCTGATGTAATCTTCAATGTTATCAAACTCATCAAAGTAATTCTTTATAACATCAACACACTTTAGTGCATCGTCTTTTGTCATTTCATTAAGTAATTAATTATTGCGTCGTGTATGTCTGGAGTTCCCCAAAACAAAACCACCGTAATAGTGATAAACATCCAAACTGCTGCATCTGCACTCATTAGTAAAAATCTCCGTCATTATAATCAGTTGAGGAATAATCTTCGTTCCTTTCTTCGTTCGCTTTCTTCCTTAATACGGCACAGAGGTCTTCATACCGTCCGTGTACAGACTTTAATTCTGTCTCCAACTCATTAACCTTATTGGTTAGATCGGTTATCTTCTCCTCGTATGCCTCAAATGCATCTTTTAAAGCACCCATTCTATATAACCTTTATTGTTTTTAAATTCGTAACTCTCGTTTAAACATGCAGCATTGATGTGTGTCGTAATCTCGCCGTAACCATCTAAGATTTGCTCAGGTGGTGTATGAATATGCCCACAGATATGTACATTAGGATTATTGGCATCAATCCAATTATGCAATCCCTTAGAACCAAGTCTAGCACTTAAATCGCCCGTAGGCATAACAAATTGGTCAAGAAAGCCATAGGCAGGTCCGTGTGTAATAAGAACATCAGTATCTGTTGGAATCTTTCTCCAAATTTCTGTATCTTCATAATCATTATGTAATTGAAATGCCCAGCCACAAAATGCAGGGGTCCAAGGAGAACCATAAAAGTTAATACCATCAATAGTACAACCTTCATCTTGTAAATAAGTTATTGTTGGGTATGCGTCTAACACAAGTTTCATTCCTTCTGGATTGTCTTCGAATATTCTATCGTGATTACCAGCAATAAAGATTTTATGCTTATAATCTTGAACCTCAAACCAATTAAGAAAATCAATAGCATCATCCAACCCATAACCAGAACTCATAAAGTCACCGGCGTGTATAAGTACATCTCCGCCTGGTAAGTTTAGTTCTCTGTGTTTAGTATGCGTATCTGATATTATATGTAGATTCACTTAGGTTCCCATCCAACAACAACGTCTTCGTCTTCAATTAGATTGATACGTTTCTCTAAGAACTGAATCTTATTAAACATATCTTGATTTGTCAACATCATTGTCTCAATCAAATCGGATAGTGATGAAACTTTGTCATCTATCTCCTTACCCATAACCATAATATCGTCTAACGTATCGCTCACATTTTTCATATTTTCCCTTTTATTCAATCAATACCTATATTATACCCTACATTCAACCAAAAGTAAACCTTTATTCAACATATTTTTGATATTCTTTGTACTTCATATATTCCATAACACCCATTAAAAGTGACATACCAAATACAACACCGAGTATAAACATAGCCCATAACAATATCATTTCTTTCTCCATTTAAAACCAAAGCATAACTCTTGCATCTTTCTATTAAACCAATTAGGTTCATTGCCCATAGTTGGATTAAGTATTAAATCTGGAGTGAGGTAACATTCCCAATTGGATGGTTGATTAACTTCAATACCTTTAACTGTTACTTCCCCTGCTTCAATATCACTTAAGTCCATAACATTTAAGTCCATAACGAACTCCTAATTTTAACAAGTCTAATAAGCATCTTCTCATCTTCTTTAAGATTATCCTTCTCAATCTTATTTGATTTGATTAACCACTTCTTCTGAAGTTTCTTTAACTCTTTAGTATCTAAATCATCTCTAAAGAAGTTATCAGCATCGTCACCATAAACCTCTTTCTTTACTTTATGATATGCTTCCCATTCTTCCATAGCATCGTCTTGTCTATATGGTCTTTGGTTTGTCCACCAATCATATAATTCATATTGTTCCCTGGCATTAGCAGATTGTGTCTTATTACCTTTCCAAGAATCATCATTATCTAATCCCATTTCCCAAAGTAGATGAGACACTCCAGGTTGCTCAGACTTGTTGTTGGTTTCTTTCTCGTGCCAAGTCCACATATATGCCTTT